AACATCTTCAGCAGAAACAAATGTTTCAATGTTATCTCCAAACTGTTTATTAAAACCGTCAATAACTTTTTGTTGTTCTGAAGGATCACCTAATTCTACTCTATGTCTAGGTATAGAAGTACTCAAAGAACTAAAGTAGTCATTTTCCTTAATAAGTTTTTCTATGTTGCCAGGAGAAACACCTGAAAAAATATTTTGATCCAACATATCATTACTAGAGCCAGTAATTTCTTTACGAATATCTTTCTGACGCTCTTCTTCAGCTATTGTAGCTTTTAAAGTTCTTTGGGCTGCACCTTGCTGCCATTTTTGCTGATCAGATCTATAATCAGCAGTAAGTTCTGCAGATATTGCTTGGTTTTCTAAAGATTGCTTTTCGTAAGCTTGAGTACCCAAAGCAAGAATTTGTTTATTTTCTGCATCTGTTCTACCTTGGTCTAGTACATCTGTTCTATGATCAGCAGTACGTCCTGCAGCTATTGCTTGGTTTTCTAAAACTTGCGCTTGGTGAGCTTGAGTACCTAAGTTAATATCGTGTGCTTTTTCTGCAGCATCTACACTCTGACCAAACATTCTTGTCTGGTGGTTGACTGCGTTTTCAGCTGACAGTTGTGCTGCAGCGTTAGTAATACCTTGTTGACTAACAAGGTTATTAAAACTACGATCAGTTTGATCGAGCTGCTTTAAACGGAACAACTTAGTGTTTTCAGCGTCTATCTTATCTGCTTCAGCTTTTCTGCGATTCTGCAAGATAGCAGCCATGTTACTCAGATTCTGAGAACTGCTGACGTAACCCGATACACTCGGCATAGACACTTTTAAGGCCATTGTATTTTCCTATTATCTTTTACGTTTAAGTAGACAGTTATACCATCTGCCTTTGCATAGACTGTTGGTTTGCAAAGTTTACGTCATGTGCACGTTTAGCTAAGCCTTGCTGCTCTTGCAGAATAGCCATGTTTTGATCATTATACTTATTCTGCGCCTGCATTTGTTGGTAGTTCATTATAAGGTTTGCACCGTCCATAACACCACCAGCTATACCCATACCTTTCTGGAACTTAGTTAATGGTGCTCGTTTGTAAGGATTAAATGCTTGAGTCTTAAAAGGTTGTTGCCCAGCTTGAGCCAAACCAAATTTGCTAAAATCACCAAAGTTATACCCACCTTGTGACAATCCAGCGTTCTTAGAGAAATCAGCTATTTGAGGATCACTGTAATTACTGAAATCTGATACTCCTCCTAAAAAACCTGTATTAAGACCTGCCTGATTAAACCTAGCCAAATCGTTCGGCAAATCTAGTTTTAGATCGTATAAGTTATTTTGCATAGTATTACCTATAATTTATTTAAACTATCTCAGCAATTAACTGAGTATTGTGATAGTTACCTACTTTACCATATCCGAACGTTTCTTCAAACTGGTATTGACTATCTATAGCACTCACTATCTGAGCCTCTAAAGATTTTAAACTATTTAAGAAGTCTGCAGTAATAGGAGAGTCTATTTTAGCATCTGCTATTTTCTTATCAAGCTTCTCTTGAGCATCTTCCATTTTCATTCCTTTGTCCATCCACTCTTGCATAGTCTGCTCTGACGTAGCTGCAAATCCTGTGCTCATGTGGTGTGCAAAGTCTGTAGCTGTTTCAGTGAAGTTTTCAGGGTCAATAAGGTCTGATAGCTTAAACTCACCTGATCCTGTCATACCACTTGCTATAACTCCTACTACTGCAGCTAGTACAGCACTGCCAGTAGCTTCTGCTACAAACACAACTAATTCCCCTATCGCATAGTGTATTACTAGTGTCTTTATTATCTCTGTTAAGGATGCTGTAAATATTCCAGACGTTCCAAGTGTGACAATTGTAAGAACGATAGAAACAAACTCAAAAAAATCTGCAAATGCTTGAGTCTCATAAAACTGTAACTCTGTTACCGTTAGTGAGTATAAATCTAACCTACAAATGTGCTTGTATACTGCAACCTGCTCTCTTGCGGTAAGTGAAGAGAATACAAACCACGATATAGCCATGCTAAAGTTTGTGTTCACTGCGCTGTTATCAGTATTCCATAACGTATTAATAGCTAACTGATGGTAACCGCTGTAATCCACTGCTGTAAGTGCATTAAGGTTTAGTACTGTCAGCTGGTTATAGCTAGTGGGTGTGTCTTGGTGTCTCAAGTACAAAGTACTTCCATCAGTAGTAGGTGTTACAGTGTGTACGTACTTACCTTCACTAGTAACAGTACCAGATATACCAGTAGTGTACGTATGATCTGTCCACACAACAGTGTTGTTTATGTCTCCTTCTGTAAATGAAGCACTGTACTCGTTAACTTCGGAGTTTAGTCCGTTAGTAACAATTAATTCATAGAAACTAAGGTACAGAAGCTTTGACATTACTTCGTGTGTGTTACTAGGCAGCATAGAAAAGTTAACGTAAGCGTCTGTAATACTAGCTAACTGGCTATCTGGTCTATTAGCTATATTAGCTATAAAGTCATCTATGTCTAACGACAGTCTGTCCATTAGTGCTTTTGTAGTAATGTACAAAGGTAAGCTCTTGTCCACATCACAAAATACGCTGTCTTTCCTAAGAACTGCAACTGGTAACATTTCTAAGTTACTTAGAGTATATGAAGAAGGATCTATATTTGGGTAAGTACCATCTGCATACCTGTATAACCAGTAAAACCATTCAGACTGTGGTGCTGATGTTGCATGGTACGTAGCTATAAGATTCCTTTCCGGTACGTAATCTGCACCAGTTATAGTGTCAGAAAGCATGTACATAGTCTGTGCACGTATATCTGTGTCATCCTGTATTGTTACCGTAGCAAACCTAGTTATGTCTACAGTGGCATCAGAACAGTTAGTCAAACCAACTTGAAACTTCTCTTTGTCGTCATCAACTAAATCACCAGTTATAGGTATGATTATGTTCTGTACTTCGTTAGCTGTTCCAAGAAAGCTAAGTGTTCCTGTAGTGTTATTGTAGTCCACACCACCTACAGTGTCGATGTCTGTAAACGTGTAGTCAACAGTGAACGCTCCTAAAGCAGCCTGTTCAAGCTTAACAGGTATAGTGGCATTACCACTTTCAGGTACAGCTATGTCGTTCATAGTTAGTACCAGTGCATCATCACTAGCTATAGTACAAGTTACTGACCCAGGTGAATCAATAATTACATGCTCAAATACACCACCAGTGTTAGGTACAGAATCTAAGGTTATAGTAAATGCCGTACTAGGTTGCCCTGTAGGAATGTCTATCGTAGTAATAGTAACATCCACTTCACTGGTCAGTTCAGGCATGACTACTGAAGATACCTCAGTGTAGTTTATTCCATTTAATGCTGTACCAGAGTACGTTAGGTTTATGGTTATAGACTGACCTACAGGCACTGTTCTGTTAGCCTTTACGGTAAACACTGCGTCATTAGATTCAGTTACACTTCCTGGACCTTCTATCCAAAACTTAGTCAGCTCTGCTGTACGTTGTATATTTATCGTATAGTTTACAGTACCAATGTTGTATACGATTGGTGTTAAAAGAGTCCAGTCAGATCTGGACACACCATAAATGTCTGTCTTAGTGAGAGTGTTATTGTAAGGTGCGTACTGGTGAGAGTCTTGAAGAACACCTTGAAAGTGTCTTAGTGGTTCCAAGTAACCTGATATTACTTTTATGGTTGTAGCTGTTATGCCTGTATCACTGTATATGGCATTAGTTATAGTGCTCTGTGCAGCACTGTCTAAACGTGCTCCTGAGACTGTCATGGTAGGTAAACCATGTACGTATGTACCACTGTTAGCATAGTTGTAATACGATTTTACCTGTCCTTTAACCTGGTATATTTCCTGCATGTAATTGGGAAAAAAGTCAGTTTCTGTTTTAAGCTTACGTATAACAGCTCTAGTAATAGCTGCTTGTACAGCATCGTCAGTGTTCGTACTGAATATAGCTACGGATACTCTTTGTGCGTCCACTACTGTTTCGCTATCTATACCAATTAAGCTGAACGCAAACTCAAGTACAGGCATTACTATCTCATCCCATACAAGTTCTACAACCTCTACAACAATATCTACAACAGCCTGAACAATATCCTCTACAATACTTACTATAGCGTCTATTAAAGCACTCATAGTATTCCCTTCTTCTTGTACAACGCTAAAATCTTTTTCTTTACAGCGTCTACACGTATCATAAGGGAAGAGTTATTAATGTTGTGCCTTTTTATTGATGCAGTAGTAAGTATGCTCTTGTACTCAGATACAAACTTACCTGGATGTGTTTTGAAGTTAATCACAAACGTTGCCTTATCAATGTTAAGGAATATACCTGAGAATAGTGCCATCATTTTTAATGGATTTCCCATACCATACAGAGCTACACCTTGTGCAAACTTTGGCTGTACCTCTTCTTTTTTGTAGTAAAGAAAACAGCTATCATCGTATATAGCAAAAGCAGTCCCTTCTTCAACACATTCTAGCATCCTAGATTGGAACTCTGCCTCTTCTTCAGTAGGTATGAACTCAGATATAGACCTATAATGTACACGTATATCGTACTTGCTGCACAGCTTTATCGTATGGCTATTACCTAATATGTCTAATCCTTCTGTCATTTTAGTAAACTAAAGGCTCCGTAGAACCCTCCCACGCCATTAGCTGTAACTAGTATGTTGCCTTCAATACTATCATCATCAATAACCATACATGTCTCTAGTAGCGCACTGACACCTTGTGTGTGACCTATTTCATCTTTATAGGTTACATTGGTAGCTATCTTAGCTAAACCTGCTTCAGCATCTGTATTGGACTTTGTACCTGTACCATGAAGCTTTACGTAGTCTACATTATAGTAAGGTATTAAAGTATTAAGGGATTCTTCGGTAAATGAGAAAGGATTTTGACTGTAGGCAAACTTCCACTCAGGAGCTACTATTTGCATACCTCCTTCCTGCTTAGTAAGTCTCATATAAACTAGGCCATCACCACACATTATACGTATGCCTAACTCTTTAAACAGGCGTATTGTGTCAGGTGTAGTACGTTCACCACCTATGATTATAACTTCTTTGACTTTACCTTCGTTAAGTAGTCTGTCAGCCTCGTATACAGCTTGTATACCAGCAGCACAAGTACCAGACAGCAAGTCCAGTCTCACCAGGTGTTCCTTATTTTTGAAACTTTGTACCCATTCATGCGCTATGTAAGAGCTACCAGCTTTCAGTGAAGGCATGTAGTTCTTTGTATCTACAGGATTAAGACCACAGTCTGACTGAGCTATGGAGAACCCTTCTATGTACAGAAACGCTGTAGGTTGGCTAAGTACTATGTCAATACTGGCTAAAGCTATAAACTGCCTAGCTGAAGGCTTTAACCTATTTAACTCAGGTATAGCTATGTACTTGTCTCTACGCTCTGTGCCTTTGATGTACCTGTAATCGACAATTTGCATTTTCGTACTAGCTCTCTTACAGTAAGTGTTGCTAAATCTAGTTGCTCTACAGGATCTACGTCTGCAGGAAACCCATCCATGAATGGGTAGTCTGATTCCAACGATACCAAAGTTAGCATGATACCTAAGCTGTCTAGCTCACTGTCTATAAATAAACTGTTTATAGTTACAGCTGTACCTTTCTCTTCTACTATAAGCTCATTTAACTTATCCAGTATATCTTGGTTCATTAGGTTCCTGTATCAACATCAGCAACTTCAGTAACTGTCTGTATCTGTACTCTAACAGGTGTATTGGTTGTTGTAAGACTGTCCAGTATGTTTTGTGACAACTGGTCTATAGCACCATCACGAGTTGACTCAGGTACGTTAGCAACACCAGCTATAGCTAAGTTGGTGGAGTATCCATCTAGCATACTCTTAAGTAAGCTCTGCTTGGTGTTGTTAGCAAATCCTAGTGCTTGTGCAGCCATAAGGTTTGACTTATCTTTAGTAGCTCCACCTGTAGCATCGGTAATGTTAGTGTCCTCAGTAGCTTTCTTAGCGTTAGTAAGGGCAGTCTCAGCTATTAGTTTAGTTACCTGTTCTTCTACAGTCTGCTTACTTAGGGTGAACTGTACAGACTCTTTCAGTACTGACTGCAATGCACCTAAGTATACTGAAGCGTAGTCAGCACCACTTATTCTACCTGCTTCCCACTGCTTCAGTAATTGGTTGTTAACAGACTCCATAAGAACATCAAATGTACCTGTACCAACTGTTGTAGCTGTGTTGGAAGTTACTTCCGATATTGTTATAGCAGTCATCGTATAAACCTTGTGTTAATTTACTGTTAGGCACTACTAAGTGTAACGTAGCCTTAGCTACGCTTCTTCTCCGTAACTAATTGCGTACTTCTTTACACGTACAGTTACCATGTTGCCAGTGTCTTTGCCGTCTACAAACTCACGTTTATGTAAAGGCATTAGAGCTGATGCAGCAATCTTAATCAATGATACTTCCAGTTCTACTGGAATGTCCAAAGGTACGTTTTTAGCTAAACCAAAGTGGTTGTTTTCAAAACTTAGGTGAGCTGTGTTTGCTATAGCTGAATCACGAGGATCTTTGTTAGTGATTGTTACTACGCGTGTCTTAAATGCAGCGTTTTTTCTTTCTCCAATTTGTTGACGTTTTGTCAACACTTTGGGTGCTGCTTGTACTGACGGAGTGACTTCTTTAGGAGCACTCACATTTATGACACCATTAGCTTCGTCAACTTTAGACTGGAGCTTCTTGGTTGGAATATTGGCTTGGAACTCTAATCCAAGTTCGTTTGCTTCTGCGATTAATGAATCACGATCTGACATTTGTTAAGTCCTTTCAGTTGTTTAACATTTTATTGGTTAAATAAATAATAGCCAGAACTCCTAAGAGTCCTGACTATTGTACCTATTGGTTAGCTGCTAGCGCAAACATAACCTTTAAGTAAACGTTCTTCGCGCAAGATAAGACCTGCGTACCAGAAGTTGTAGCTAAAGAAGCCTTGAGTTGCGTATGGGTTAGACAATTCAATCTTACCAGGAGACTGGCTGTTGAACTTAATCTTACCTTGACCCTTCAAGCCAACGATAGCGAATGAACCCTTAGTTGGGAACAACACAGGGAACACATCAAAGTTAGTGCCATTGTTAGACAAGTCACCAGCGTAAGATGTAGGAATTGCTGCACCTTGTGCTGAGTAAACTAGCGCAGACTCAGACTCAATGAAGCGTATATCACCCATAGAACCAACTTCACCTTCAGCAAGGCTAGAAGCGGCAGCATACTTGTATGCAGGGATATAAGCAAACTCTTCAGCATTACCAGTGCCACGAGTCAAGTTATCAAGGTCATACTTGATTTCAGGACCAATAACAGCGTAGAACGCTTTGTTAACTGTACGAGTATCAACCTTAGTATCGCCAGAAACGATAGTAGTATTCTTCTCAGCACGGTTACGAACCAAACGGCGAGTGATCTTGCGGATCATGTCGTAAGAGATCATAGAGTCTTTATCGTCAGTACCATTAGCTGCAGTGGTGTCTTGACCAACTTCTGCGATAGCGGTAGCTGTACCAACATACTGGATGGTAGTTGTAGCTAACAAATCAATCTGGGTAAGATCTTCATAGCGCATGTTAGCTAAGTGACCAAGTTCTTCACGATATTGAATCTGAACCATATCGTCAGAGAACATATCAACCTCATCAGTGTAGTCAAGCATCTCACCGTAACGAGCAAAGCCAGTCTCGAGGGTAAGTTTCTAAATACTAACTTTGTTAACAGCAGCAGAACCTTCAGCCAAAGTAGGCATACCAGAAGAAACATCAGTGATGTTACGTGCAGTAATGTAGCCTTTAGTAGCAAAATCAGTGTGAGTACCACCGATCTGAGCAGCTGGATCTAGTTGACGATCATAAATGTGTAGCCACTTACTAACCTTAAACGTCTTACCCATTTTAAGAGGCATAGAACGACGGTCAGCAAACTGACCATAAATGTTAACAACGTTAGCAGCTTTTACACCTGCTTTGTCGTAATAGTGTGTGACTGTGTTAGCACCAGCCGTAGCTGTAGTAGTGCCATTTCCGTAGACGTTAGTCGTCATGAGAATTTCCTTTTAGTAAAGTTTAATTTTTAGCCAGTACACCTGCGTACCAAGCATCAAATTTTTCATCATTGTCATCGTCTAAATAGTCGATAACACCTTTTTTACCTGCAATTGATGCAGTAGGACTTGCGGCTCTTTTACCTTGAGCTTCTGATGATTCTTTACCAAATTTCGTTTCTGCCTCTTGTGCGCCTTTATTTAAGTTGTCTACTTTGTCCTGGTTTGCACCAGTTTCGACTGACTTTTGATAATCGGCACCTGCAAGAAGGTAGTAATCTAAACTAGACTTAGAATTTCCATCTAACATTTGTAACTTTGCTGCTTCAGGAGCTACTTTAGCGTAGACACCTGATTTTATATCATGATGCAGTCCCGTAATAATACCAGGGTTAGCTGCAATCGTTTGCCTTGACCCAGCATCCCATTGATGGTCTATAACATCGACAGTCGTGGAGTACTCAGGATCAGACGATATTGTATTCTCAATTTCAGAAATTTCCAACTCTAAGTCTGATTTGCCGTAACCTTTTGGTTGGTACGGTTCAGTATCTTCATCGAAACTTAAATCACTAAGATCAATATCTCTGTCACTAGCTAATTTTTTAATTGCACTTTTGTCACCTTTAAGGATGTCTAGTGCTAAATCAAATTGCTCTTGACTAATACTTTCTTCTTCTAACGCAGAGATCATCTTCCGATAGGGAGCCATCTTCTGCATTTTTTGGGTGTAGTCCATAGCCTTACCGAACACACCTTCAAACTGGTCCATGATCTCTGCATCAGAGAACTCAAAATCTTGACCGTTTGCTTTAAACTTTCGTTTTACTACTTCAACTGGTGTTTCTTCTTCACCTTCTGCTGCTAATACTTCTTCACCTTCAACAGGATCTTCAGCAGGTTCATTAGTAGTCTCTTCAACAGCAGCTACCTCTTCTACTTCTTCTATTTCTGCAGGTGCAGCTTCAGTCTCTTCAGTAATACCGCTATCTAATGACTCTCTGCTTAACAACTCTGCTGCTTCTTCGTTACCTTCTTCACGTCGAATTGCAGCTATAGCGTCAACTGGATCTATGTCATTACCAAAAATCTCTTCTTCTGATAACTCGGTACTCATTATGAAGTACCTTCGTCTTCTTCTGGTTCGTCATCTATCTCAGTATTCATTGCACCAGCATAGTTGTAGTCAATCATCATAAAGAAGTAACCTAAATTACTACCTGCCACTAGGTCTTCCATGATAGCTGAACGTTCACCACGTCGGATAACACCAGGATCTGCTAACAAGCTTACTGAGTCTAATGCCTTAGCTTTAAGATACCCGTCCATAATAACACGTTGAAACTGTGGGTTCTCTTTTAGCCATGCTAAATCTTCACCCATAGTGATGTGATGTTCTGTCTCAAACGTTTCCAATTCTACTTGGCTTTGCTCATCTTGTAGGTTGCTCATTTAGGAGTCCTTTGTATTCAGTTAATTTGTGTAAATAAGTTTTACATTTATACTATAATTTAATTAGTTTGTAAACTGTCAAATGATTTTAACGCTACTTGAGTGTCTCTATCATGGTCTTTTTTAGACATTTCGTCTTTTAGTTCACCACCTGTTGCTTTGTTTACAAACTCTAAGTCTTTCACATCTGCAGTAGATGAAGTAAGTTTTGCCTTAGCTTCTGCAAGTACAGCGTTAGCAGTCTTCAATCTAAGGTCAGCTTGGTTCTCTACAGCACGAGATTCACGTTCCATGATCTCTACTTCTTTAAGCTTCATCTCAAGCTCTTTCATACGCTCTGTAAACGGATCTGGCTGTGGTTGGAACTCTTCAATATTCTTAGCTACATCAGGCATTTTATGTAAACGCATTATCTGAGCCATCAACAACTTACGTACACCTGGATCTTCGTTAGGTCCATTAGTCTGCAACAAGAATGACAGTTCTTGACTCTTAGTTGAGTTATCTTCAGCAGTAGAAACTTCTATATCAATATCTATCTGACCAGCAAGATCATCACGTCTAACAGGTACGTGTTCTTCGTTGGTGATACGTATTACTTCTTCTTCCTGCAACCACTCAGAGTTATAAGCCATCCACTTGCGTAGCAGAGGCTTAATAAGCTTCTCTGATATGTTTCTTACTATATCTAACTTACGTACTGATACTGCATCTAATACACCACCAGCTGCCCTAGCAGTCGATCCTAGAGTCTGCCCACCAATGCCACCACTGAAACCTTTAACGCCTGTCATAGCGTCTGTTTCATTGTTGTTAAGCTCTAGCATAGAGAACATACTATTAGGCAAGTTATTATAAGAACCTTCAAAGAAATCGCTAGCTGCTCCGTTGTACTCGAAATTCTTACCACTTAGGAATCTTTTTCTGTTAATAGTATCTAAAGAACCTTTACGTATACCTTTTTGTCCGTTGTTAGAATTAGCCATGTTATCTACAGCACCACGTTTTATAGCGGTAGAGATCTTCTGGTTATCACCTATTAACTCAGCGTTTGCTTCACCAGTCATCTGGAAAGGAATTGAATTGTGAGGTACGATCAAGAATGGTATTTTCTTGTCAGGATACGGGTTATCTTCTAACCGTATCATAGTATCGTTTACCCAAGTACAGATGATAGGAGTTGCAATACCTGACTCGTCTAAGTCATAGTTACCCCAGTATTCATGCACCACAATCTTCTTTCTAGCTGTATCTTTGAACTCAAAGTTACTTCCTTTCTTTTCGTGCTCTGGTTTGTAATCACCATTATCTCTCAACATGCCTTTAGCTACTTTGTCTAAAGAACTCTTCTTATACTTTTTGCTAGCACGTAGTGAGCTTAGGTCACTTTCAAACCGATGTATAATAAACTGACACTTTTCTATGTCACCTTGGCAAGTAGGATCTATGTAAACATCCTCTATCCTGCAAGGCTCTGCATAAGGCTTGTTTACCAGTACATTGATCTGCTTGACCATTTGTACACCTGTCTGTACAGGTTGACCTGTCATAGGATCTAAACTGTACGTAGGATGCTCAACCTCTACTATCTCATCTTCGTAGTCCCAAGAAGTCTTTACAACTAAGGTACCTTCAGTAGTAAGCAGCTTTATGCTGTTAGTTATAAAACTGTACCTATCAAACTTTCGTGTGAACTGGTGATTAAGTATTAGCTCGTTCTGCTCTGCTGCCTTACGGTCTTCTGCTGTAACAGGCTTGCACTTAATAATATCAGGGGATGACAAAAACGGATCTTTTAACGAAGCGTGTTGCCACTCGTCTTGTCGCTTAATGTCACGAGATACGATCTTAGACTTTCCGGTTTGTTCGTTACCGTAAGGTTCACCGTTATACTCGTTCTTCCAGGTATCAACTCTGGCTACTGTCTCTAGCCGAAGTGAGTCAGCACTAAGCATGTCATCTTTTAGCGTAGCTAATACTTTTACTTTATCTATCATACTTAAACCTGAAGTTTATGTTATGTATTGTGATACGTCTTGTGACGCTATTTAATATTAATACCGCTTAGCTTGCCAGACATTAATTTGGTAAGTAATCCACGTAGACCGAACTTAACCACATAAACGCCAATCACTAAATATTGATACCACTCAGGCATTGAAGCGAATGATTCAAACGCTGCTGTAACTTCTGCTTGATACCCTAAAAATGACGCTGCTATAGGAACCAGT